GAAGCTTCGGGCACATAGTGATTACTATTGGAACGAAGCTGTGAACGATTGGGCATTGACATTCATTGATAATTTTGATATGATGTGTGAGTCAAAGGCAAAGAATCTTGCCAGCTTTAAATTACTAGAGAGATATAAATGTTTGAAAAATTAAAGAACTTATTTAAGAAACACGAACCTGTTAAAGAACCTGTTAAGGAAAAGAAACCACGCAAGGTTAAGGAAAAGAAAGTTGCACCTGAACTTACTGCAAAAGAAAAAGCAACAGCGGCAGGTGAGCCTTATGTTAACATCATTAAGATGGAAATAGACCCTAAGGATATCAACAGTGGTTCAGTAGAACTTGATTTCAATGATAAGTTTGTATTGAATCTGATTCGTGCAGGCTACAAGATGAAAGAGACTGACACAGACAATGATATCGTAGATCGCTGGTGGACTAATTTATGTAGAGCAACTGTATTAGAGACCTTTGAACAAGAAATCGCTGATCCTGATAAAAGAGCACCCGGAGATGTGCGTAACGTAGTATCACGGGATTTAGGAAATGGAAGAACAGAGGTGAGTTGATGAATATAACTGGATCAAAACAAATAACCTTTTCAGAGAGAAAATCACTACGTAGAACTAAACCAAGAAAAGTTAGGGCGTATACTAAAGAAGGTAACACTAGTATTGTTTATAAAGAATTGATTGAATCCTTTGACAAAAACATATTTGATGAATATGAATTGTTATTACATCGATGGGGGACACAAGGACGCAAGAGACATGAACTTATTAAGTATATGGATAAGAAAAATATCTTGGCAGGCCCTATGAGAGAGCTTGCTGAAATCAGAAACAAGGATTTAAAAGAGCATCAAAAAATAGTTTTCTGTCTAAGACACATTTGGACAAATCAAAAAGAGCATTTCAAAGAACTTCAAAAAAATGATGCTGACAGATTTTGGAAAACGATGGCTATTGGTGTAGTAGCCGGCGCCAACCGAAGAACCAATGTTGAGTTGTCAACAACTTGGTCAGGTGACAATGGTAAGAAGGAATTGGTAAAATTTCTTAAAACTCTTTTCGCAAAACAAAACGGAAAATGTGCTATTACAGGAATTGATCTAGAATTAGAAACTGGTAATGACAAACCTAATCCAAACCGTTGTTCCCTTGATAGGATAGATAGTTCACGCGGATACAATCACAGGAACGTTTGGTTAGTGTGTGGTTGGGTTAATATTATGAAACATACAATGGATATGGATGAATTTAAAGCTAAAATAGCAATATTGCACTCAGTTTTTGATTCCCAATCGAATACTAGCCATTGAAAAGTGTTGTAAAAACACAACAATCCAAAATTTGACAATAAATCCATTTGGCTATATAATAGAATCTTAGACAGTCAAATAAAGGATTTATTATGTCAAACACTCAGATTCATTTGAATGAAGTTTATCAAATCTTAAAAGCAATTGTTGCGTATCGCAAACATTTGGGTGAGAATACTATCTACCGCAAAGTTGTTCTCCGTGATAACTTTTCTCCTTTTACTAAACAATTAGATCCTACTCACAAGGACAATACTCGCGGATTTCATATCTCTAAATTTTTAGAGCAAATTGCTATTGATTTGGGTGGCAATTTCAATTATGATTTGGGGCCCAATGGCAAACGAACTAACATTCGTATTGAATTCTAAAATTTGACAACAAATTCAATCGGTGATATACTGTTAATTACACAACTTTTTAGAAAAAACAATATATGAATAATACACAAAAACGTAAGGCAGAAAAAATTGTAGCAAAATACTTGAACGACTGTTCGAGTGAAACTGGTCAATATAACGCAATTAATATTGCACGTGAATTCGTAAAAAATAATTATATCAACATTGAATACTGTATTAAAAACAAAATCCCATTGATGTTTTTGGGCAAGACACAACTAGGAAAAACATTCGTTAAGTTTGCCCTTGAAGAACTTAGTTATGCAAATAAATTAAACAATATTGGTATTCTAAATACAACAAATTTGCTAGCATCATTCAATCAAACAAGTGAACGTGCGCTAGATTATTTTTATGGTGTGCGTAGTGTAAAGTCAACTAATGACAAGAGCATTATGTTGCAACCCAACGATTTTGTCATTAACATGACAAATGCATCACGTACAAACAAACTTACACAGTACATTGCGGATGCAGAAAAACGTTGTACTACTAAAGGATTACCACTACCTAGTATTCTTGTTCACATGGATGAAGCAGAAGAATTTAGTAGTGACATTGGTGATGTGAATAACGGAATCAAAAGTTCTAAGTGTGATGTTGAATTGTACAATTTGAAAAATTCTCGCAACAAATCAAATACTAGCAGTATCGTATTTGCTAATTACAGTGCGACACTATTGAGTAAATTGCTTTTGCAACCTCAATTCAGCACTACAAATGGTTATCTGAATATCAAACAAATCTTTGAACTTCCAGTAAATCCTTATTACAAAGGAATCGGCACTGTCAATAATTTGATTGATGATTGTTTTGAAGAAGAACAAAAACGAGTATTTAATGGTGATTCTTATATTGCAAAAACTGCAAACGCAAACAACACATTAAACCCCAGTATTCTTTGCGACAAGATAATTGAGTTAATTAATAACGACCAATATGGACTTGTCCAAATTGGTAACGTAGTAATGGGTAAAAACAAAACTAGTCACAAAGTTGTTGCAAAATTGGTTCAACAGCATTTTCATACAAATCAAAAAGCATGTGAGATTTGGGATGGCGGGAACGTCAATGCACTTGACACCTTAACAGAAATTGTTATTGTGATTCACAACGGTGATAGTGATGAATATAATATTCCTGAAAAGCTAAAAATGATTGCGGACCATTGTGACGTAAATTCCTTGAAGGCGATTTTGATTATCTCTAAGAAGATGACCAATAAATCAATATCGATTGAAGTACCCGGAGAATGGAGCAACATTAATAGTAAGTATTTTGGTTACTATTGTAACTTCACTGCATACTATGGTCCTGTTCGTTCTAACTGTGAGGAAGAAATTCAATATATGCGTTGTACTGGTAATCGTCCTGATCTAAAAAATCATGTATTTTTTACTACACAGCCGGTAAAAGAAACTATTGAAAGCTACTACAAGCAACAAGACTTGTTGATTAGTAAAATTCGTTCTATGCCTAACGGTGAGCTTTCTAAAGATGAGGCAATTGAATGGTTATTTTCTAGAGGTAAAAGAGTCGGTAAAGCTGTTGTTAGTCGAGAAATTACATATAATCGAGACAGTTCTAACTATACTACTATCAGTAATAATGAACGCATTGATTATGTAAATGATGGGTTTATTGAACGTGACGCACTTATTCCAATTACTGAATTGCAAATGAAATCAATTGAGACTAAGCGTAAAAATGACACCCAACGTGAAGCAATGCTTAATCTCTTAATAAAGAAAGGTATTACGCCTAACGCAATGATTGCCGATGAATTGGAAGTTGTTACCTTGAAGAAGTATCCTGACATGAATAGTGTGTGGGGGCCAGTAACCGTTGGTGCAGGTAAACATACACAAACAGTTTGTACATTTGTTAAGTCAGGAAATGGTTACGCAGTTTATGTATACAACAAACTCACTTCTGAGCCATATATTAAATACGATATGGAGGTGGGACAAAATGGTTATCTTGAATTTAATTCAAGCCACGCTAGTAAGCCTACTGATGTTATGCACTTGCGAGTAGCTTAATATGTCAAATACGATTGTGCCATTTGACTTATTTAAGGAAGAATGTGAAGAACGTGAGTATCTACGTTTTTCACAATCTAACAACGTGCTTGTGTTATATACAAAAAATAATGTCAAGGCAGAAATTAAAAGTAAACATTACACATTAGGTTGGTTGAGGACTGAAGATGAAATCCAAACAATGAAGGATAGATTTATTCATGCTGGTTATAATCTTTCTACAAAAAGGTCAGATGCATCAAAATGTGTAACTGTTTCTTTCAAAAATAAAAAAGACATCTTAGGTGAATTTTGGAAACTAGTAGATATTATTGAATCAATTGATTCAATTGTCTATCGTGAACGAGGACAAGCAAAAAAAGTATTCAGTAGGGAAATTACCGAGACTAATATCTTTGAAAAAATTGCAAAGACGTATAAATTTGCAATTGAAAATGAACACCAGTTACTACTGGATCAAGGGCGTGATTTACTAGAAGCGGACACTATAGACCATATTTTGTGTAGGGGTGAAAGTGTAAAGTATGACAGCCAAAAGGGTTGGAGAGAACATGTGGTTCCTTGCGTCCTTATCCACAATGAGGCTATTAGGATGGTCCAAGAAGGATTGTCTGTATCAGAAGTAGCACAAATGATTGCAACAAATCTTGCTATTATTCGTATACATGAAGATGAAGCTAGACTACTAGACGTAGAATTGAGTTTACGTACTAGTATGCCCGATGGGTGGAAGTTTGGTGATAGTATTTTTGCTAGGCTTAGCTTTGCTGGAATTGAACTTAAATAATGTGGGCATCCAAATATTGACAAAAACTAAATAGTAGTATATAATAGACACATGACACAAAAAACTTACGCCCTCATCGATACTGCAAATACGTTTTTTCGGGCACGACATGTTGCTTCACGCAACAGTGACCCTGAAGAAAAAGCGGCATTTGCACTACATTTAACACTTGCTAGTGTTAATCAAGTTGTCCGCAACTATGGCGTAGATCATGTAGTCTTTTGCTTAGAAGGTAAATCGTTCAGAAAATCGCTATACGCGCCTTATAAAAGGAATAGGGTGGTTGATGCTATGTCTGTCACTGAAGAAGAAAAAGCTGAGAACGACCTGTTTTGGAGCACGTATGAATCGCTAACAACTTTCTTAAAGGACAAGACCAACGTGAGTGTCCTAAGGCATGAGAATGCTGAAGCGGATGATATGATTGCACGTTGATCACACTTGAGGGCTATTGGAAAGACAATGGCAAGCCTGTCATTGATAAGAAAACTAAAGAACAGAAAATTCTTGAAGGCACACCCGAATATTTGCTATGGCGGAAGCTGGTCAGAGGAGATTCTGGAGACAACGTATTCCCTGCTTACCCGGGTGTGCGTGAGAAAGGTTCTAAGAACAAGGTCGGCATCATGGAAGCATACGCCGATCGTGATAAGCAAGGCTTTGCATATAACACGTTCATGTTGAGTCGCTGGGTAGACGCAGATGGAGTTGAACATCGTGTACGTGATGACTTTCAACGTAATAAGGTTTTGATTGATTTGACTGCACAGCCTCAAGAAATCAAAGATGCTGTGGATCAACGCATTCGTGAAAGTGTACGTATTGAGACTATTCCACAAGTGGGACTACACTTTCTAAAATTTTGCGGAAAGTTCCAGCTTGAAAAAATTGCCCAGCAAATTGAAACATACAGCAAATGGTTGAACAGTCCTTATACAGGTAATTTAGTATAATGTTTACAACACTAGACACAACTATTAAGAAAATCAAACAAGGTGATCCAGACTTTATGATGATTGATGGTATCAAACTTGTACCTAGGGCCAGCTTTGAAATAGGTAAAGGTTGTCCTGAATATTTCAAAACTATTATTGGAAAAGCTTATAGTGACGGCTGGCTTATACCAGTGGTATACATGAAAGAATCAGAATATGTTTGGGAAAAACTAGGAGACTAATATGAATGATGAAGAACGTGAATACAATATTAATGGACTAACTCCAGAAGAAGTTCAAATGCTTGACATGATGTGGAGTATTGAGTCATTAGAAGATATGGAAGATTGGGTAGCAAGTCTTAACCGTGAAGAACGACTGCTGGTATATCGTCTTAGAATGCTATTGTTAGCTGAAATTATTGACCAAGATAATGTACAAGATTTGTCAATGGCTAAAAACTATTTGAAAAAGTTTCAACTATGAAGAAAGTTTATTATGAAAAAAGAGGTCGTAGATATCATCCTGTTGCTGAGTATGATAATGATCTTTTGGACAGTTTCCCTAAAGGTGCTCACTTGGTCCTCTGTTACCCGGGAGGCTCCAGCCGTAGGTTTAACGTGGAACCTAACCATGCCGCGATGATTGCCGCGGGTCGTGTAGCAGAGGATAAGATATCAGAAGTTATTCGTAAGGCTAGCGAACTTAGTCCTCAACGTACACCCTTAACACCAAAACAACTTAAAGCTTGGCAAAATCTAGCAAAAGAGTTTGGTGAAGACCTTTGTACATTACAAGGTGCAAGTACACGTGACATTGCCGAAGCTGGCGTAAAGGCTATGATAGAAGAAGCTGAAAAACTTATGTCAAACCCTGCAGTAAAGAAAGCGTATGAGCACTTTCAATTAGTTTGTGAATTGACAAGAGAACAGCATGAACCTAGCTGATTACTTTGAAAAGAATCGTTATAAGCCTGTATACGAGTTTATGGCTAGAGTTACAGGTATGCATGGAAAGATTCGATGGGTAGGAAGTGTCGGTAACGATACAGTTATTAGCGACCTTCAAGGTCCTATGCTACATATACATTTAGATTTGCCATTAAAGATAGATGGTAAATATACAGATCACCTCTTTACTAAACATAAAGGTGTGAAACGATTAGTAAATTTTGATGACGACTGATGGCAACATGCGTAGTTGCCATGCCGTAAGCCAAGAATATGCAGAAAAGTCTGACCTAAGTTTTTTAGAGTGGTTTAGACATGGCGATAAAATGATAGACATTCGTAACAGCATTACTGCCGGAGATCCTTATCCCGGGTGCTCAGCCTGTTATAAAAATGAAAAACAGAACCTAATTAGTTTTAGACAACGAAGAAACATACAATCAGCAATTTATTCTGGTAATAATTTTAGCAAGAGTTTAGAGCAAAGTCCTTCGTATAAAAGGATGACAGGTAAAATAGAAAAATTCTATCCTGCATTCTTACATGTTACATTAAGTAACTTATGTAACCTGAGTTGTAGAATGTGTTTCCCTGCATACAGTTCACAACTAACTAATGCTTATAAGAAGATCGGTTTAGTAGATGATAGTACACCGATGCTACTTGATTGGACCAATGATAGTAATAAGTGGAATGAATTTTTAGATTTAATAAGAGACAATGACAATCTAATGTCATTACACTTTATGGGAGGAGAACCTCTATATCATAAAAGATTTATTGAGTTCATAGATTGGTGTATTGATAACGATAAGACAGATTTTCATTTGACATTTGTAACTAACGGTACTATTCATAACCAAACTTTGTTAGAAAAACTCAAATTATTCAAATCAATACAAGTTGAAATTAGCCTAGAAAATCTACATGAAACTAATAACTATATAAGATTAAACAGTGATTTTAAACAGGTAAAAGAAAACATATTCAATATTGTCAGTTATCTAGGAACATCTAGCGTATTCATACGATCGGTTCCTCAGGCACTAAGCATTATACATTATGATACGTTGATTGATTTTGCTATCGAAAACAAAATCTCAATAGACAATAATGTAATCTATAAACCCGAGTATTTGAAGTGCTTAGTCTTGCCCAAAGAAGTAAAAGATAAATTAGTGACACAGTTACAGCATAAATATGCTAATATATTGGGTAACGAATCTAATGATATAACCACTCAAATTTCTAGGATTAGGACTTTTGAATTCAATTTAAAAAGACACATAGAGTCTTTATTAATTCAATTGAATGAGCCTGAGCCAAGTAACATAGAAGATTTAAGAAAACAATTTATCGAATACAATGATAAAATGGATAGTGTTAGTGGAACCTCTTTCAAAGAGATGTACCCAGAACTATTGAATTTTTATGCAAAATATAGTACTATTTAACGTAACACATACTGAACCTATTACTATCAAACATAACGGAGTTGTTGTTGATAGTGATGAATTAGAATGCGTATATGGTACAAATATATTAACCATAGAAGGTGTTGACTACACGGTAAACGATGTGACAATGTACAATATGGGGAATGGTGAGATAGTTAAACACGCAACAAATGAAAAGGGGGTATGGACATTGAAATATGAATATCCCATATTCAGTTGGTTGCATAAGATATTACAACATGGATGGTTATTAAAGGAAGATAATGAATAAAGCACTAATTGCAAAACCTGTAGTTAAAAATCAATTTTGGATTGTTACTGACGGAGATGAAAAAGTTGGTAATGTGTTAGCAGACGGATCAGGCTTTGAGGTGAAGTTAAATGGTAGTAAAACACATTTCAAAAACACTAAAGCTATTGAACGCATTACTAACATTAAGTTTGAAAATGTAGGTAAGTTTAAAACTACTGTAAAAGACTTGCCATTCAGTGAGTATCCCACTACTGCAAAGGTATATAACAGTATGCTGGATGTAAAGCGTAAACTACATTTGTTTACAAAAACAGTTAAAAGCAAGTGTTATTATGCGGCAGGATGGTTTACAGTTAAGCAAGGTGCTGAAAGTAAAGCAATTTTTTGCCCTAAATATATCTTTATTCAGCGTTATGAGTACACTGGGCCATATAAAACTAAGGCCGATGCAGAAAATGTGCTAAATAGTATATGATTATAATAAAACGTTTTATTGATAGAGTATCAGCTAGTGAAGGAAAGATCGGAACAAACGTGATTCTCCCCATGGAAGAAGCAAGAATGTTGCGTGATGAATTAGCAAAACTACTATCGGATAATTACGATTTATTAAACAACAAAAAGGAATCCATTGACAATTCTGTAATACAGGTAGAAGTCAATGGTGGTAAATGGTCATGAGTAGAACACAACCTAAATTATTATTAGAGATTGTAGATAAAGTTACATATAAATGCGACCAGATCGTTGAGGCCGCAGGAATATGGGCAGTGTTTTATGAGAACCAGCCGATCAATCTAAAATCACAGCACTATCAGGATCCTGATGCTACGCCTAAGTATAAAAAGACTAGCTTCAGTAATCCAGGTCACGCTAGAAATCTTTGCCGTAAACTCAATGCTCAATTCAAAACAGACAAATTTACAGTTGTCTTTATGAATCAAGGCACTTGTGTTTATCCAGATGAGTGACAGAAAATCATTAAAACAAATCATCACTGAAGCTGTGGCAAAAGAGTTGCCACATGAGTTGAATGAAGAACGTTCCTTACCTACGGATGACCTACTATTTAAATGGTGGCAGACTGGTAGGGGTGAGGGACTTAGATTAACTGACTACGGTGATCTAGCATTCAGAATGGCTGAGATAGAATTCTATCAATACGACCTAGCAACAAGACCAGCCGATGGATACTATTCATGGGTCATGGAACTCAACAAGAAAATCAAGTGCCCCTACTACATGGGGGTAAATAAAGATGGAAAGAAAAGCAAACCATTCATTAGATTTTATGATAGCAAAATTGCTATGATGGTGAGTCTATATGGAAACGTGAATGAATACTTAGATTCAATAAAGGTAAGAAAATGACAGAAGAAAAGAAAAGCCCAAATCCCTTTATCAACATGGCTAACGAAGCTAAAAAGAAAAATGCACCAATGATTACTGGCAAGAA